GAAGAACTGCGGAAGGCGCTGTACGAGGGCTACGATTTCCAGGAAGACCCGCTGAACGTCAACGCACCCCTGCCGAAATATCTGCGGGAAGAGTTTGATCGGTTTAAGTCTGCCGCCCTCAAGACCCCGGCATTGCGGGCCGCCTACCTGGACGCGATTCGCAAAGCGGAAGCCGGCGCTGGCATGGATGCGCTGGAAAAGCAGTTGAAGGTGGCGTTCTACGAGCGCAACCGCTATTTCGCCAATCGCATTGCCCGGACGGAACTGCATCGCAACTATACCGATCAGCAAGCCCGCGACCTGATGAGTCAGGACCGTATTCAGTACGTCCAGATTCGCCTGAGCAGCAAACATCCGAAGACGGACATTTGCGACTACCACACCGGAGCCGACCTGTACGGCCTCGGGCCTGGCATCTACCCGAAAACCGACGCCCCCAAGCCCCCGTTTCATCCGCATTGCTATTGCGTGATGTCGCCGGTAGTCAACTTGATCAACCCCAAGCCCAAATTCAACCCGAAAGCCGAGCGGAAATTCCTGAACTCCCTCCCTGCCAATGAAGCGCGGCAAGTGGCGGGCAGCGCCGCAAAGCTGGCCCGCGTCAAGGACGGGCAATCGCTGGAATCCATTTACAACGAGGGCAAGGATGATCTCTACAAATGGCAGCGGGTGGGCGACCTGGAGGCGTTTGTAGATCGCATGGATCGACTCTCGCGGGAAGAGAAGCGCGCCTATCGGCAATCAGAAAAGCTATTCCCGGAAGCGTTGCGCCAAGAATTGTTCCGTATGCGGGATACGGCGGGATGGGCGGAAGAGGGCGGGCAACTTTTACGGGATGCCGAGGGAAATGCGGTTGGTCGCACTAAATGGACGGCGAAAGCCGATTGGTTCGCCGACTACAAAGCCATGCACGGCGGTAAAGGATTAACAGCCGGGGAAATGCCGAAAATCATTGATCAAATACTCAAAGGCAAGATCACCAAAAAAGGCCAGGCGTTTCTGGACTGGAAAGCCGAGTATGATCAAGAGCAGAAACGGATGCAGCAAGAAATGGAAGACCTGTCAGACCCGATGGGAGCGGCCAGCAGGAACCTGCTGGCGGAATGGAAAGGCCGCTTCCTGGAAAAGGTAGGACCCCAAGGGGAAGCTGTAGTATTGGCGATCCAGGAAGAGTATTATAGTACTCACCCTGGCGCTTCTATTCAGGAAGCCAATGAATTCATGATCAGCGAATTACAGCAGTGGTTTGAAGAATGACCCGCATCAAAGATGTACTACCGCCGTTTCAGTTATTTCTCTCGCAAGAAGAGCGAGACCGGCTGGCGTCCATGTCCAAAGAAAAACGCCAGGCGTTCCTGCGCGCGCTGGCGTTGTCTATGCTGATTCGTGAGCCGCCGAACATCCCGCCAGTTACGTCAGTAGTCTGAAAAATATTTCCAACTTCTTTGCAAAAAACGATTGCATTTGCATTATAGCGAGCTATAATAATCTCAACAGATAGAGAAACCAAACCGGAGAACGAAGATGGACACCAACAGAATTACCGATGACGGATGGCCACTGTTTTATGAGATCGTTCGGTTCGGAAACGGGCCGGAGATGATAAAGGTCGGTGAATGCCGAAAATTTGCTGTTAGGGGTCAGGATTTTTTGATCATGACGTTTACCCAACCTGTACTTTCAGTGAAAGTGAATCCGGTATTAACGCCGATTCCAGGTACATGGGAGCAATATGGCGATGACGCTTTTGCTTATGAAGGCCCCAAAATGTCTATTAGGACATGGCAAGAGCTTGGCTACCTTTCTGAGCAAGAAATGTGGGCCGACGTTAAAAAATCGTCATTCAATGCGCAGCCCTGTACATGGGCTGATAATGATGTCTAACGCCCAAACCCCTCACAGCCGCGCCCTGCGCGCGGCGACCGCCACGGCCCGCAATCGCCGGCTGCTGGCGGACGGGTATCGAAGACTGAACATACTGATCAGCCCCGAGGCCAGCGCAACGCTGGAACGGCTGGTCAAAGACGCAGGATCGAAGACCGCAGTGATTGAAAAGCTGCTCAACTCTCCACGATAAAGCGACTGGCGAACAGCTTATAGAGCGGCAAGCGGTCTTCATCGGTGATCGTATCGATGTACTGAACGCGCACGAACAGCCCCTGGTCGCGTACCGAGTGAATGAGGGTGAATCGCATGGCGTCCAGAATCGCCGCTTCCATCTCCAGTAGTTCCTCATAGACCGCTTCCAGCCCGTCCTTGACTTCCAGCAGCGGCGCGCCGAAGTAAATCAACACCTCCATGCCGCGTTGGTAGCCCTCGCTGGCCGGCAGCAGGCGTGTCGGCACAATCCGAATGAGCGGATAGTCATCCGCCGTGATCGCTGCCTCCAGCCCAATCTGGCAAGTAACGGTATTCGGCACGCTGGCCAATGTGGTCTTGATCAACGTCAGTAGCTCAAAGGGCGTCATCAGTTCCGCTCCAGTTCCACCGTCAGCGCAAAGGTCGGAGTCTCGGCGGCCAAATTGACCGCCGCTTGCGCTTGCCGCAGCGTAAAGTCAAATTCCTTCTGGTACTGTTTGAGCTTGAGCACGAACACATCATCGGCGCTGGCGCTGTTTTCCAGGCACACCAAAATGTAGGCGCGCAGCACGGCCAGCTTATCGGGCCAGGGATCCGGGAAGGTTCCCAGTTCGGCCACATCCGCCACAGCGCGGGTCTCGAATTCCGGGGTCTTGTCGATCAACGGGGCGAGGTAGCCATCAAAGTATTCGATCATGTAAGGGACTCTTGCGCACGGCGCACGATGTTATCGAACTGACGAACGGCTTCATCCGCCGCTTTCACCATCCAGGGATCGCCGGCATAGCCCGGATGCCGGACAAAGCGTGCGAAAATAAATTGGTTGCCGCTGACCCAGCGCAGCGCCTTTTTATCCTTGGGGCGGATGACATGCGGGCGCGTGCCCCAGTGGACAAACACCGCATGGGGCGCAGCCTGCTGGTCATGATCAATAATCCAGGCGCTATCGCCCTCGGGCCGCAACCGCAATGAACGGGCCAGCGCGCCCGTTTTGGTGTGGGTATCCGCCTGGCGTTGCGCGGTATCGAACGCCACCTGCGCCATGCCATTTAGCACCTGCTGCTTGACCTCGGGAACCAGCCGCGCGAATTCCCGGCGAATGGCGTCCATGCCTTCGATGTTGAGTTCAATCATCGGTCGGCGATGCGGAGCTTGAGGGTGCGGTCATCGATCTGCGCCACCGGCGACGAATCGGTGGTGATACGGAAGGTGATGTTGGCGATCTCGCCCGCCGTGCCTCCCGAGAGCCAGGCCGTGGTGGTGGTCGAGGTAAATGAGTGCTGATCAACTGTGACCCCGCCATCGGCGGTTACGTCCAGATCGATAATCGCCACCCCATCCGCCAGCCAGGCCGACCAGTCCAGTTGATAATCCAGAGTCGCGTCCGGGTCTTTCGGCTCTTTGTGCAGGTATGGCCATTTGGTGGCCCCAACATCAATCGCCATGACGTTAACTCGGATCGGCGATTTCGATATCCCAGGCCGGGACGGTGACGGTTCCGCCCGCCGTCAGTGCCTGGCTAGTGCAGGTGGTCACATAGACCAGCGTGCTGCTGCCCGAGATAGACAGCGCTACATGCGTTGCGGTCCCGCTGGAATCAATATCGACATTGGCCTGTTGCGCAATCGTCAGTTTGCGGCCATTCGTGTCGCCGTTTGCCAGGGTGTAATCGCCGTTGCCCGCGCCGGCAGTCAACGCAATATCCGCCAGCTTGTAATCGCTGCTGGCTTCCGCGTAAGTCGTCGGTTGCGCGCTGCACACCGTCAGCAGAGTGCAGTCATCGACATACCCCAGGGCGGCGTCCATGACTGAATCAGAGGCCCATTTTGCCATGTTACTGCACTCCTACATTGGGGCTTTTGACGGCCAGGTTGATGTTATCAACGGAAAGTTTGGCGTTCAGTACTTTCCGCTCCCCGGTCGCGACTACGCCTGACGCATCGCGCGCCCAGCCGGCGGCGCACCAGCGCGCGCCGACCTCGTCGGGAACGGTCTTGGTGTCTTCCGGGTCCAGTAAATACCCGTCCGACTTGATGGATTCCAGGGCTTCAATTTTCATTACACGACTCCAAAAGTGCGATCACTAGAAAGAATCAGGAACACGCGATCTTCACCGCGCACGATAAACACCCGTCCGGCAGGCGTGAGGCTCACTTCCGACGCGGCGGCAGCATAGTGGGCGTGAAGGGCATCCGAAACAACGAGCGTTACCTGTGCTCCCAGGCTCAGGGCATCGGCGATCTGCTCATGCACGGCGTCCAAAATCGATAGGACAAACGCCACGGTTAAAACCGGCGATTCCGCACTATGGCCGTGCGTTGAATCAGCTAATGTCAGACTGAACCCCTGCCCCAAATCAATCAAATCCGATTGATGACTGTGAGCGGTATCCGACAGGCTCAAGATGTGCGCTTGAATCAATCCCGGTGATTCAACGCCCTGGCTATGCGTGGCGTCTGCCGGACTCAAACTCAACCCGCTGGCGAGCGTCAGGTTGTCCGCGCTCTGGCCATGTGTCGAATCGGCGAGTGCCAAGATAGACACCTGCGTGAGCGTCAAACTGCCGTCCGCGTTATGCGCATGAGCGGCGGCGGCCAGTGAGAGCGCATAAGCTTGACTGAAAAGCGGTGATTCCGCGTTATGGCTATGCAGGCTGTCAGCCAACGCCAAGACATGCGCCTGGGTGAGCGAAGGGGTTTCGGCGGACTGGCTATGACTGACATCCTGCACTGCCAGGGTAATAACGCCCCCACTGCTCGGAATCAGATAAAACCGGGACTGGACAGGCCGAAACAGTTGCCAGGGGTTGCTTGTAATCTCCAACGCTTCTGATTCCGTTAGCGCCCGATCCCATACCGCCGATAGTGCAATATCAGCCAGTGCGCTATTTGATGCGTTAGCTGCGGCCCCCCAGGTCATATCGATTGTCGGGACAGTGTAAGCGGCTGATGCAGTGTTGGATAAAACCCCGTTCTCGTAGAAACAAAGACTCCGCGAACCAGACGTGCCAGCAATAGTCAGAAGATCGCATTTTTTCTTATAAAACTCCATGGCACTGCCAATAATAAAAGTAGCTCCAGTGCCATTCACCAACGCCCGATAATTCGTAGTAGTGGGCGCTATTGAATAGCCGGAAACCGAACCACTCGAACAGCCCACGACACGCGACGACGCGCTAAGAGAGCGCACACGATAAACCGATAACAAACTCAATGGGGACGCCGAAACCGCAACGGGAAATGACAGCTTTGCCGATGCGCTGCCAGCATACCAGGACTGCTGTGTTTCGTAAGCAGTCAGGGTCATGGAACTATTTGTTACCGTTTGCTGCGTCAGCAGTGTTCGGGTTTGCCCCCCTATCAACACTTCTTTGAGATTCGTCGTCAGCGGATTAGCCCAACAAATGTCCGCCGAACCCTGCGGCTGCCGCTTCCATGCGGCTCTCGGCATCCGAATCAGGTGCGCCATGATTAGCTCGTTGCGATCTTAATCGACACGGAATCCCCATCCGACCCGCTGGATGGAATCGCCTGTCCACTGCTGTTTTTCAGCACAAAACCGAAATAGGGTGGGGGGAAGGGAAAAATCTCAGTGATATTGAAATGAAACTCTACCTCAGCTCGAACCGTCGCCGCGTACACGGTAGGCGCAGACCGCACTAATCGCGCATCTTTGATATAACTCGCATAATCAGTATCGGTCGCCGGATCGATATTATCCGTCCATTCGCCACCGTCCTGACTGGATACGCAGTACAGATCATAGGTTCCTGTGGTGGCGCTGGAGCTAATCGGGACCACCAAATGAATGTTGTAGTCCAGCGCCAGCGTCGATGTATTATTAATTTCCCCGAACGCCGTGGCGACAGCGTTCGCGTCGGAATTCAGACGGGACACGTCTGCTAATGCCGTGCGTGTCCCATAAACCAGATCACCCGCTGCCATTACCCGATCTCCACATACGTTAACCAGTTCTCCTTGGTCTGCCACAAAATATCAGAGTCCGAAGAAGCAGTGGGGTTGCTGGCAATCGTGGTATTGGTCAGAATTAACACTGCAATCTGCTCGACACTAATCGTGTTGTGCAGCCGCAATCGTCAGATTAGTGCTGGCGTTATTGGTGATGGTTTCGCCAGCGATAATGGCGCGAGCAATCTCACGAGCCGCAATCAAACAGCGCGCTTTGAAGGTCTCATCCACGCTCGCGTTATAAACATCGATAAAGGCCATGATCATTACTCCAAAAAGTTTTGCGCACGATTCGCCCGTAGCGCGTTAGTGCGAAGATCAGTAAACGCCTGATTCAAAATGTCTGGACACAACGCACGATCTTCGCTCAGACATGGCCCCGCCCAACCCAAGACTTCATATCCATTCGCCAGGCGGGATTCCGCCACGGCCTTATCCCCGACCCAAAAATAAACGACTGGCGAACACGCATCCCGAATACACAGTTCTCCCGGACCCACTGGACCCAGCAACGCTTCGCCTCGACAACCGGGGACGCACGGGGCCGGACCAATGGATGTTCCCCGGCAATCGTCGTAATATTGTCCCGCTGCGCACGATTGCGCATGAGAGACGATAGGCAATGCGCACAATGCGCCAAAGACGCCGACTAATAACCGTTTCATAATCACCTCGTTAGAACAATAAATTAAAGCTCAGGCAACCCGACGAGCCGTTCCTGCTGTACCTCATCCACGGCACTCAATACCGCCGACAATTCATCTTCCGGCAATGTCGCCAAATCCAGTTGAATGAGTTGCTTGAGCTTGGCTTGTTGATAGGCGGGCGGCGCATTCAACGCCGCCATGTTCTGGGCAATTTCCAGCTCGGTCTTGAGATCAGCAACACTGAAATCCTTGCCCCAACTGATCTGGATGTTCGGCACGATCCCCAGCCACAGCCCTACCAACTCCCAAACGCGCCGTTCAAAATCCTCCATGCGCCGGGCAAAATGCACCAGCGAGGCATTCAGCGCCTGGAACCGTAGTTGCAACGCAACCCCGGATTCCTGCCTGTTGCTGTTGGGAATGTCTACAATCAACGCCGCTTGGCGAATCAGCGCTTCGACCTGGGCGATCACGTCAAGATAGACGCGGGCCGGACCCTCGGGTGGGGCGATGAATTCCGCGCCTGCATCGAAGGTTTGCAATAGGTTATGCGTGCCAATAGTCTGGGCAATCGGCCCCAAATCCAGAGGAAAGCGGTCGGATGGCGTTTTGAAGGTCAGCAATGAGAAGGTCTGTGCTCGCAGGATCTCGTCGAGTTCCGAACGCAGGTTGTAGAGTCGTCGAGACAAGTCTGCAATCGTCGCAAACTCGCCCCCATTACCGGGGAACATCCCATTTTCAGCGAACGCCAGCACAGGGCAAACACCCAGACCGTGCTGCCCCTGTTCCAGAATGTTTTTCCCGGATACCACCCGCCAGCCCTCAGTATCGTAAACCCGGTTCACCGGCTGCGGCTTGCCGTCAACTTCCAAAGTATCGGTGATGGACACCATCGCTAGTTTGCCGGTCGCGTCCAGGACGTACTCGCTGACCCGCTCGGGCGTAACCGCCGATAAATACGGGATGGGGCGTAACGCCGCCTCGGGCGAGCCTTGTTGCGGACGATCCACTAATAGCAGCATGGAACCACGCGATTTGGCATCCAGCATGAAAGACGACCAGAAGATGTCGAGGCTGTCGTTTTGCCAGTTGCAGGAATCCAGGAATTGCGCCAGCAACGGCTGGGTCACTCCCCGTTGAACAGGCCGCTTAGTCAGATAGCCGGCAAATCGTTGGCAGGCGGGCAGCATGGCGTTGGCATACCAGGCGATGGCTTTGCGCCGCGTAAACTTGTCTTCGGATTCACGAGCGTATTGCACCAAATAAGAGCCATCGGCAAACCCCCCCTGGCCGGTCAGCGCTTCCGCCAAAAACTGGAAACGGGTCGTGTCTAATGTCGCCATGCTGGACAAACCACACTATGTTGTGTTCATTAGGAGTATCATACACAATATCTAGTATTTTTACAGGCGAGAGGCCCAATGGAAATCAGTGGATTTAAAGACCGGCTGGGCGATGATTATTCAGCGCTCGAATCGTATGTGAACACCCTGGTAGAGCAGCGTGATGCTGCACGCAAAGAGTCGCAGCAGGGCCGGCAGTCGCTCAAAGCGCGAGTGGAAACGCTTGAGGCGTTGAAAACGCGGTTGTTTGATCGGCTGGGATTGGTCAACGAAGAAGAGATCGACAGCATCCCGGACGCCAAGGCATTGCAGGGGCAAACCGATGCAGTCAAGCAACTGGAAGCGCGGCTCAAGCGCATGGAAAACGACCTGGCCAGCAAAAATCAGGCATATCAGGATTTGCAGAACACGCATCGTTCTACCCGGCTTGACGCCGAGTTGAATCAGGCGCTCACCAAATATGAATTTGTCGATCCCG